GATGGCTGAACCATCTGTTGTTAGTTGGATCATGTCTCGCGACCCATCAAAGCGGGCTGACCTCGTAACAGCAACAGAAGACTGCCTTCTCGGCAGAGCATGGTATGGAGAAGCGCTGTCAATCTTCATGAAAAGAGAGAAAAACAATAGTGGCATCAACCAATTCGCAGCCATAGAGCGAATTAGCCACGAAATTCCAACAAAGGACCCACGAATGATTTGTGGACCTGAAGACAGCACAACAAAAGTTTTAGTTGGCCCTGTTGTACAATGCCTATCGCAAGCGACGGGCAGTGTTTGGAACGGCCAACGAGACATTCTAGAAGACACGCACATGTCAAGAGTAGTTTTACTCATGCCAGAGGAAGTGATCGAAGGAAAACAACAACCAGTCGCAGTCAACCAAAAGATCTTAGTACAATACAAGAACTACGTTGAACTGGTAAACATCACAAACGAAAGCAACAGTGACCCTAACCTCCCACCGGCACGCGGGTGGTCGGTAGCTGTATGCGGTGATGACAATCACACAGTTTTAACGCTCCCAAGATCGGAAACAGACGATACGCGAGTTGTGGCAGTAGTCACTACGGACGGAATCCGGTGGGATAGAACCATTGGCTCAGAACCAATCACCGAAGAAATCGAATTCTTTGAAGAAATATTGGAAGAGACATGCCCCCAAATTCCCTTGGTGAAAGATCAACACGACATAAAAGACTGGAATAGCCTTAGATTAAAATACCTCAATGGGCGCCAAGTACCATACGGCGACCTGTGCCAAATCAACACTTTAATTGACTTCTGGAAGCGCGAGTGTGGAGGAGATGAAGGGATCATACCTTTTACAATGTGGATAGATGAACTACTTCTGCATGGAAACCTCACAACACAGCGAACCTCAGGCTCTTCAAAAACAGCCCTAGGCAATGGAACTGGCAACACGGCAAGCACCACAAATTTCACGGAAATGGCCGTTAATGATGTCCCATTTTTCTGCACCCAGTGCGGCGTTAATCACCGAATAACACTGGAGTCTATAGAACATTGTATCACAGTGTATCTCAAGGACTGCGGAATTAACCCTGAAGTGAATGTCACAGAAGATATTACTATGACAGACTTCTGCAGCGGACGCCCGGCACCGGTTGGAAATAAGCTATACCATGTTCCCAAACTTGGAAAGTACATTGTCCGCCTGGGATGGAGTGTATCCACAAGAAGAACACCACTAGAACTACAAGGCGTGATTTACCAATTCTGGCCCTACAGAAATCTGCCTTTTCTTGGTGTGATGATCCGCAAGATGGCTCAGCTATCTGGCGCTTTTGATCACATGGGTATACCAAAGAGCATTCAGATGGATTCCCTGAACCTGGAAATCGATCTGGAAAAGTACAGCTCGCGCACCCTACCTGAAGGAATCCTTCCCCGAGACCTTCAGTACAAGGCATACATTGGAACAACCGATGATGTGCCAGCCCCTACTTCGGATACATGGATGTGGGTGGCAAAGGTATATGGACTTACGCAAAATGACCATGAGGTGTTTGTTCGGGAGGTGTCAACAGTGACACACCTTCCTTACAAGCTTAAATCGGACATTGTGCGTCAGCTTGTATCTGTTGACTGTTAGAACAGTGACGCCCCAACCATCACGGGGACCTAGTGGTGGGGACTCGTTGGCCAAACCAACGCGTGCGCCGAAAATCAATCAGCAATGCCATCCACAAGAAAGAAACTGGCAAA